CGCGTGGTGAGCAAGATTGACCTGGGTCCACCCCTTCTTGTTTCGTGCGGCTGCGATCCGCCGGCCGATCTCCTCTGGGTCGAAGGTCACAAGCAGGTGCAGCCTGCCCAGAGTTGCCGCTATTTGCGTCGTAGCGGTATGCGTCATTCTTGCCTATTCATTCGTGTGCATGGTAGGTTGCTAGCCGTCAAGTGACGGATGAGCTCGCTTCCAGGATCCGGCAGGCGCGAATCGACGCCGGGCTCTCGCGCGAGCACTTGGCGGGGAAGATTGGCGTCTCGCTCGCGACGCTCGTGCGCTACGAGACCGGACGCACTCACCGGACCTCGATCGAGCTGCTGTTGAAGATCGCGCGTGCGACCGACAAGCCGATCGTCTGGTTTTTCGAGAACGACGAAGTCACCGTCTGAACGGTTAGGAGGGCTTGAGAACGAACCGATAACGGAAGCCATGGCCACTGCCGAGCGCCTGTGCGGGTCGGGAAGCCCGCGCGGGACGCCGAGAGCGGATGGCCGTCGATCTGCGGAGAAAGACCCGAGGCACACCCATGGGTGTGGGAAAGGCAACCGCAACACCACCGCTCGAGAAGGCCGCCAGGCGCGCCTGGCTCGAGCAGGCATCGGATGTCCGGTACGGCGTCTGCGGCTCATGCAGGCGTGCATACGACGACCAGGGCGGGCATCTGCTGGTGACGAGGCAGGCCGTCGGCCGTCGGTATCGCTGCTTGCAGTGCTGGGACCAGGGCCGATGACTGTCCTGGTCGTCACCGTCTGCTTCGCCGCCGCGCTCGTGCTGACCGGCGTCACCGCGACGCTCCTGGAGCGCAGCCGTGCGCGCCGCCGGAAGAAGGCTGAACGGCGCCGCGACCAGCTCGCGCGCCGGGCGGAGCGGGACGAGCGAGCCCGCCGGCGGGCACGGCTCGGGCTCCCCGAGACTGATCTTGAAGTCGTCAAGTGAGCGCCGTCGAGAAGAGCCGGAAGATGATCGAGCGCGAGCTCGGCGGCCGCCTCGCCGGACGGCTCGACTGCGGCTGCTACGTCTACGACGTCGCCGGCGCCGTCTACGTCGTCGGCGATCCCTGCGAGCTCGACCACTACGAGGCGGCACACAGACTGATCGACTCGGAAGGCGAGGTCGTCTCGCAGCGTGAGATCGACGTGGCAGCCGGCGGAGCCGCCTGCCGTGTGTGCGGCTGCACCGACAACGACGCGTGCGAGGAAGGCTGCTACTGGGTCGAGGCCGACCTCTGCTCGAGCTGCGCCGGGGAGCGGCCGTGAGCCGGGTGCCGGGCATGTATGCGACCCGGACGCGCGTTACGGGCGCCGGCCGACTCACCCCGATCGAGGTGCCGGCGCCGACGGCGCAGCTTCTCCCCAAGCATCGCGCCTACCGGACACAGAGCGGCTGCAGCGTGATCGTCGCCCGCGAACCGGTGAAGCAGGTGCCCGAAGGGATCTGGCTCTCGCCCGCCGAGCTCGAGCTCTGGCATCTGTCGGTCTCGCACCCTGATCGGTACCCGACCTGGGACGAGATCGCCGACGTCCGGTACGAGCTCGTCCCCGACGAGGTGACGATGGCGCTGCTGCTCCCGCCGCGCGGCGAGTACGTGAACCTGCACCCGACCACGATGCATCTGTGGCAGATCGACGATCGGCGAGCCGAGTGAGCACGCCGAAGCTGCCGTGGCGGGCACGCCGGTTCGGGCGGCTGATCGTGACTGTCTGCAACCAGGGATCACGCGCGCCGATCATCGACCACGCCTGGACGACCGACGCCGACGGCCACCGGTACACAAGCAAGGCGATCCTGCTAACGCCGTGGCGCAAGACGGCGCACGGCGAGCGCCCGCCGATGCGCGCGCTCGTGATCGGGTGGCGGATATGAGCACGCCGGAGCTGCAGCGGGCCGCCGACAAGCTGCTCCGCAGCGTGAACGGCAACCTGTCCCGGCTCGCGATGCTCGCCGCCCAGTACCAGGCCGCCGCCGCCGACCGGCCCTCCGGACCGCTGATGGTCTCCGCCGGCGTCTCCGCGCTCTCCCGGAAGCCGTACGTGCAGCTGGCGTGGGGCGAGAACCGCGGCCAGGTCGACGTCGACACCGCCCGCGCGTTCGCGCAGAACGTGCTGGAGGCGTGCACGAACGCGGTCGCCGACGCGGCGATCATGGGCTGGGCGATCGACGAGCTCGACGTCGGCCTCGAACGCTCCGCGCATCTGATCGACGCGCTCCGCCGCTACCGCGCCGACCGATGGGGCCAGCCCGATCTCGCGCTCGAGCTGGAGCAGCCGGCGCCGGAGGAGGACGAGTGATGCCGGCCGCGGCTCCGCCGGTGCAGGAACGGTGGATCACCGCCGGCGAGCTCGCTGCGGCCTTCCATGTCAGCGTCACGACCGTCCACCGCTGGAGGCAGCGGGGGATGCCGTCGAAGACGTGGGGGATGCGCGTCCGCCGCTACCAGCTCTCAGCCTGCGAACAATGGCTCGAACAGCAGGACGGGGACGGTACGGTGGAAGGAGGCCGGCCCGCACCGTGACATCGGGCCGGAGAAACCCACAAGGAGGAGTAACCATGCCGAACCAGCTTCCCTCTGGCCGCTGGCGCGCCCGCGCCTGGCACCCGCGCCTGCGCAAGCAGGTCCCCGTCCGCCAGGTGATCGGCGGCCCCGACACCTACGCGACCGAGCCCGAGGCCGCGGCCGCCGAGCAGGAGGCCCGCCGGCTGCTGGCCGAGGGCGCCCGCGCCGGCGTCACCGTTCGCGAATGGTGGCAGACCTGGACGACCGACCCGCTGTGGGCGCGGCCGTCGCCGTCGACGATGATCCACTACCGCGAGGCGACGCAGAAGTTCGTCGAGCGCTACGGCGATCTCGCCATGCGCGCGGTCGGCGACCTGGTGGTGGCCGAGTGGCTGCGCGGCGGCAGCAACGCCGGCGCCGCCAAGCGGCTGGCGACGATGTGGAACGACGCGGCATCGATCGCCGCCGGACGGCTCGTCGACACGAACCCGTGGCTGGGGTTGAAGCTGCCGCGCAAGCCGAGGAAGGACCGGACGCCGCCAGGGATCGCGGCGATCGCAAGGATGGTCGAGCTGGCCGACGAGCTGACGCCGCCGTCGTTTGCCGCCTACCTCGACTTCGCCTGCCATGAGGGCACCCGGCCGGGCGAGAACGACGCGCTCCGCTGGACGAAGATCGACTTCCAGGCCGAGACGGTGCTGATCGACGAGCAGTGGAACGTCAAGCAGCGCGCGTTCACGCTGCCCAAGCACGGGCAGGTCCGCAAGCCGGGGTTGACCGACCCCGCGGCGACGCGGCTGCTCTCGCTGCCGCGCGAGTCGGAGTTCGTATTCCCGACGCTGACCGGCGAGCACTACACGCCGTCGACGCGCTCCTACCACTGGAACCGTGTCCGCTGCGCCGCCGGCCTCGGCAACGTCGATCTCTACGCCTGTACGCGGCACTACTTCGGCTGGTACGCGTGGAATGTGCTGCGGCTCGACGACCGCGACATCGCGTTGCATCTCGGCCACCAAGACGGCGGCAAGCTCGTGCGCACGACCTACGGGCACGCGGACGAGGAGCTCGCCCGCCGTCGGATCGTCGAGGCGTACCGGCAGACGCCGCCGAGGCCGATCCCGCTGCGCAGGAAGGCGGCCGGTTGAACACGACGCTGGCAGCCGAGCACGCCGAGGTGGCGCAGTCGCTGCTGCGGGGGATCAAGGCATACTCGAAGCGGCTGGCCGAGATGACCGACGACGAGCGCCTCCAGATGGTCGTCGGCGGCGGCATGGGCCGAGCGAACGACGATCTGCGCTGGACGGCCGAGCTGGCGATCGCGCACGCGTTGACGGCCATCGCTTTGCAGCTGACCGAGGCCGTGCCGCAGACATGACGCCTGTAGTCACGCTGGCAGGCACGACCCGGCGATACGCAGGGCAGATGTTCTATCCGCCACATAGAACACCCCGCCGTGTCCCCAAGTGTCTGGAAGTGTCTCGGGGTCCCTGGGGTGTTCAGTGTGCAGGAGATTCGCCGGCCGGCGCCGAACCCGCGGTCTCCCCGGCTCGGAGCCGAACCGAGGCGAACTCAGGCCGTGTAGTCACGAGTTCTAGTCACGAACGGTCCGTGACTAGTGACCTGCGCAGCCGCCCGAACGGGTCGGGCACGATCACCTTGCGGCGCGTACCGGTTACTCCGCGTCGCCGGGCCCCCGGACGGTCACGCGTCGCGGGGGCCGACCCTCGCCGCGGCGGGACGACGGCAGCGGCAGCAGCCCCCGTCGACGCTCGCTTGGCCGGACATTACGGCCGTAATTCCGGCCAAGCCTCACTGTCCGGGGTGTCCGGGTGGCCTGGATCGGGCGTCCCGCACTCTTCTCTTCGCCGCCGCCGGGGGACGCGCGCGGCGACGGCCCGGCCCGCCCCCACACTCGACCGGCACACCGGCCCGCGGAACCGCAGCTGCGACGGCCACACCGCCGGACTCGAACGGGCGGGCCGCCTTCCACGGACCCCCGGCACAACCCTGCGATGAATCGGCTAGAGGATTCGAATCCCAGTAAACGGCTGTCGGGCGGAGCGGAACACCTCCTTCCCGTGAGCGCAGCCGGCGCAGCTTGGCGGCAGCGTCGGCTGCGGCTCCGCCCGTCATCTCGTGGATGGCCGCGCCGCGGGCGAACAGGCCGTAACGGAGCTCTGCCCTCTCGGAAGGGTGATCCCGTGCGGTGCGGCAGCAGGGGCGGCGGGCCTCCGGCTGCTCAGGCCCCCCGCCGCCCCGACCCGAAAAGCGACCAGGGCGGCGCCGCGCGCCGCCGGAGCCCAAGAAAGGACCGGGTGATTGACACGTGACAGGCATCTCATCCGTTGCATTGCCGTATCTGGTGCCGCTGTTGTTTCCGGCTGGATTTGCCCTACGGTCAAAGCCGGGCTACCACCGGAGCGCGTCCAGTTCTGGCAGCGGATCGCGGAATGTGAGACCGGCGGAAACTGGCGGATGCGCGGCCCCGTCTACGAGGGCGGCGTCGGGTTCTACACCGGAACGTGGCGGTGGTGGGCGTCCGAGCTCGGCCTGCTCAGACGGTTCCCTCACGCCTACCTCGCGCCCGCCCGTGTGCAGATGACCGTCGCCGAATACGGACTCACCCGGCACCGCGGCTACTGGGGCTGCAACCGGTGAAACGGCTGGACGTCGGCGACCGGGTCCGGACCCCGTCCGGGATGACCGGAACCGTGAAAGCGTTCCCCAGCCTGCAAGGGTTCACCGCCGTGCTCGTCACGCTCGACCGGCAGTACGTCAGCGCGTCCCCCGCGGCCGAGTCGGTGTACCCGCTGTCGCTGCTCACCCCGCTCGCCGGTGAGCAGCTGACGTTCACAGACGAGCCCGACGCGTTCGTGTGCGGCCCGGACGACATCGACGAGACCGCCGGCCAAGGCGGCGATGCCGGCTGAACGCTGGAACCAGCATCTCGTCGACCGGATCACCGCTCTCGAGACGGAGCTCCGGCGTCTCCGCCGGCGCCTGACCCGGCAAAAACACCGCGCCGAGTTGTGGAAACAGCGCGCAACGAAAGGACCGACCAAACGATGACACTCGAGATAGCGAAACTGCCGCCGCTCCAGGAGTTCGAGCTCAACCAGCGACGTGCGAAAGCGTACGCCGAATCAGGCTGGTGGGAAGGGATGAAACTCGCCCAGGCGCTCGTCAAGATCGAGGCCGGCGCGTCGCTCGGCATCCCGCCGCTGCTCGCGATGAACGAGGTGCACGTGATCGACGGGAAACCCGGCCTCGGCGCCGGCGCCTGCGCGGCACTGGTGAGAGCCAGCGGCCGGTACGACTACCGGATCGTCGAGCTCACCCCGGACAAGTGCGTGATCAGGTTCTACGACCGCGGCGAACAGCTTCGTCCCGACTCCGAGTTCACGATCGAAGACGCCAGGACCGCGCAGCTCCTGAACAAAGGCAATTGGACGCAGTACCCCCGCAACATGCTGTTCGCCCGGGCGATGACGAACGGGATGGCCTGGCACTGCCCCGACGTCGCCATGGGCCGGATCTACATCCCTGACGAGCTTGGCGCCGAAGACGTCGAGGAGTTCCCGTGGCACGACCAGGCCGCGGCCGTCGAGCAGGAGATCGTCGAGCAGCTCGACGCCCACCAGGTCGAGGCCGAGCCGTGAACAGCACCGACTGGATCACCGTCCCGAACTGGGAACGGTTCCAGCATTACAAGCACCGCAACCCGCCCTGGATCAAGAACTACCGGGCGCTGCTCCACAAGCCCGAATACCTCCACCTGCCCCTGCCAGCGCGCGGGCTTCTGCACGGCATCTGGCTCGCTTACGCCGAAACAGACGGGCAGATCCAGGTGGGCGACATCCGGGACTTACTACAGACTTGCGGCAGACTTGATGCAGACTTGAAGCACCTCGCTTCGCTCAACCATGCGGGTTTGGTGGGCTTCTCTGCTAGCAACTTGCTAGCAAAAACACTCTGTTACTCTGGAAGTTCTCTAAAACAGAGTGTTGACCAACCCCGACTTGAACCAGACAAGCCGCAGCCGCGACAGAACGCAGGCGCCTACCGAAAGCCCGACCAGACCGTCGAAGAGCATCTGGACTACGTCACGCTCGAGACGATCAAGACGTACACCGCGAGCTTTCGGCCGTGAGAGATGGAGACGGCGGCGTGCGAGCGATGCGGCGCCCCGTTCGATCTGACACAGCCGCACCGCCGGTTCTGCACCCGCCGCTGCCAGATGAACGCCTACCACGAACACCGCAAACAGACCGACCTTTCCTTCCACGAGCGCGCGCTCGAATACCAGCGCCTCTACCGGATCCGCGAGCGCGCCCGGCAACTGACCGACCCGGAACAAGCGGCGGCGACCTGGTAACGAATGCGCTTGCAAACCCGGCGAAAGCGAGGCAAGCGTGACGCATTACCGCGACAGACTCAACGCCCGCGAGTTCCGTGCACCGATCAAGGAGGAGCCGAAAGTGAAGCGCTCGAGCAACCGCAGCGCCCGCAAGCAGACGACGGGCACCCCGGAGCCCGAACCGACCCAGCCGGAGCCGGACGAGCCCGACAACGGCGGCGACGGCGACGACGAGTGACCGAGACGGCCGGCCCGACGACGTACGCGGAACGCCGCACGAGCGGCACGATCGACGCCGAGCTCGCCGCCCAAGCGAGGAGCGCCCAAGAAGCCGTCGCACCGGCCCCGACCGACGACGACGAGGACCGCGTCCATATCCCGCTCGGCGCCGACCAGGAGCTGTACAACCAGATCCGGGACTGGGCGCAGGAGGCCGGCCTCGGCGGCGACGCCGGATCCACCCAGTCGTCCGACTGGAACTGGCAAACCGCGCCGACGACCGCCCCGTTCGGGCAGAACGGAAAGATCGGTGTGGACAACGACCAGCCCTCCCACGCCACTCAGCTGTGGGTGCAGAAGATCGACAACCACTCCGTCGACTGGTCCGCCTACATCGCCCAGCTGAGCGACCGAAGCACCATCTACCTGCAGCAGCGGAACGACGCCGAAAGCTGGCACCGCTACCGCGTCACCGGCACACCCGCCCAGAACGACACGACCTGGGTGATCCCGGTCGAAACGGAGGACGGCAGCCCGCAAGGAACCGAGCCCGGCCAGGGCGTCCCCGTTCTCGTCGCGTTCGAACGGCCCGCCTCAGCCGGCGGCGGCACAGCCGGCCCGCCCGGTCCGCAAGGCGACCCGGGCCCGCAAGGCGACCCGGGCCCACCCGGCCCGCAGGGCGACCAGGGGCCGATCGGCCCGGCAGGCCCGCAAGGCCCCGCCGGACAGCAAGGCACCCAGGGCGCACAGGGGATCCAGGGCCCGGCAGGCCCAGCCGGGGCGACCGGTGCAACAGGCGCGCAAGGCCCGCAAGGCGCAGCCGGTGCGCAAGGCCCGGCCGGCCCCGGTGTCCCGGCCGCCGGGACCGCCGGGCAGCAGCTCGTGAAGTCGAGCGGCGCCGACTACGCCACGATCTGGGCGAACGACACCGGCGGCTGGACCGTGATCCGCAAGAGCGCCGACGAGTCGGTCGCGAACAACACGATCCAGGACGACGACCAGCTCCAGTTCACGGCCGCCGCCGGCATCCCGTACGAGATCGAGCTGGTCGCCGTCTACGCCTCCCCGGCCGGCGCCGGCACACCCGACCTCAAATGCGAGCTGAGCGAAGACACAACCGCGCGCGGGTCGTGCATGTGGATCGGGCTCTCGACGACGGACGCCGCCCAGTCGCTGACAACGACCGACATCGGCGGAGCGACCGCCACGTTCGGCACCCAGGCGGCGAAACGGGTCGTGCGCGCGGTCGGCCACCATGTCGGCAACGGCGGCCTGCTCAAGTTCCGGTGGGCGCAGAACACCACCACCGCCGGCTCCCCGACAGTCGTGTACACCGGGTCCGTCCTCCGCTACCGGACGATCACGTGAGGGTGTACGGCACCCAGATGTGGCAACGCACCCGCCCGCTCGTGCTCGAGCGTGACGGGTACCGGTGCCACTGGTGCGGGCAGCGTGCAAACACCGTCGACCATGTGAAGCCGCTCGCGCACGGAGGCGCCGCGTTCAACCCTGCTAACCTCGTCGCCTGTTGCCACCGCTGCAACAGCCGGCGCGGCGCGGAAGCGGCCCGGTTTTTAAGCGGCGCGCGCGGCGTGACCCCCGCAGTCGGGAATGGCTCGCTGACGAATCGCTTTCGGGCTGATCCGGCCCGGTGGGGAGCGATCCGTGGCTAAGTCCGCGGTCGCGCGGCCGGCGCACGGGATCCTGCAGCGGCCGGGGGTGAAGCCGCCGCTCCGCCTCGCCGAGATGCCGAGGTGGCACGGCTGGCGGACGAGCTCCGAGTCGAAGCGGATCGTCCGCTGGGTCGAGGAGATGCTGGTGATGCCGATCGGCGCGGGCGCCGGCGGCCGGATGCGGGTGGCGCCGTTCCAGCGTCGGCTGCTCGAGCGGATGTGCGAATCGTTGGCGACGTTCATCTCGATCCCGGCCGGGAACGGAAAGACGACGTTGATGGCGGCGGTTGCGCTCGAGCGGGTCGCGCGCGGCGACGACTACGTCGAGGTCGATGTGCTTGCGACGAAGGAGGACCAGGCGCGCCGGCTCGTCGAGAGCGCGCTGCGGATGGTGGAGTGCGCGCCGCAGCTGCAGGAGCTGTTCGACTTCTACTCCCACGACGCGGTGCTGGAGTACAAGCCGACCGGGTCGACGATGCGTGCGCATCCGGCGAAGCTGTCGGCGATCCAGGGGCTGAACTTCTCGCTCGCGCTGGTGGACGAGGTCGGTGATGTGCCGGCGGAGCTCGTCACCAGCCTGCTCGCCCGGCTGGGGAAGCGCGCCGACAGCCGGCTGGTCGGGTTCGGGACGCCGGGGACGTCGATGCGGGACAACATGCTGGAGGTGCTCCGCGGCCAGTGGCGGGAGGACACGCTGCCGCCGGGGGTGCAGTTCGTCGAGTACGCCGCCGAGGCGGGGTGCGCGGTCGACGATCGGGCGCAGTGGCGGAAAGCGAACCCGGCGATCCGGGCGGGGTTCTTGCGGGCGGAGTCGATGCCGTTGAAGGCGGCGGCTATGCCGGAGCATCTGTTCCGGGCCTACCACCTGGGGCAGCCGGTCGAGTCGTCGGGGCCGTGGCTTCCGCACGAGGCGTGGGCCCGGTGCGACCGGCAGCCGCCGCCGATGGACGGCACCCGGGTCGTGCTCGCATTGGACGGTTCATACCGGCGGCAGGCTGCGCTGGTCGGGTGCACCCTGGACGGCGGCGTGTTCTTCGGCTGGGCGGCGGACCATCCCTCAGACGACGAGATCGCCGACGCGATCCGGGCCGCCGGGGAGCAGTGGGAGCTGCTCGAGCTCGTCCACAACCCGCATCTCCGGCTCGGCCTGATGGCGAGGCTGGCCGAGGAGGGACTGCCGGTAGCGCCGTGGCCGCATGACGTCGCCACGGATGTCGACTCGACCGCGGCGTTCTACCAGGCGATCGCGGAACGCACCGTCGCGCACGACCACGACCAGGAACTCGGAGCGCAGGTGCAGCAGCTGACCGGGAAGGTCGACCGGCACGGCAACCCGCGCCTGGTCAGAACGAGCGATCCGGACGTGACACTCGCGTTCGCGGCCCGGATGGCGTGGTGGCGCGCGCTGAAGCTCGCCGAGACAGACCCGTCCGACGACCCGGTGATCTGGTGAGGCTGCTGCCGACATTGAGGCGGGAGGGCTCTTCGCTGGACATGAAGGACGTGTCGATCCAGCCGCAGATCGACGCGTTCTGGGATCAGCTGTGGGGCACGACCGCGGTGTACTCGCCAAGGCTTGTCGACCGGGTGTGGGCGGCGAACCGGTGCCTGCAGCTGGTCTGCGACGGGATCTCGAGCATGCCGCTGCGGTTCACCGGCACCAGGGAGCCGGCGTGGGTGACGAACCCGGACCCGAACTGGTACCCGAACGGGATCAGCTCCGCCCTGTCCGCGGCCGTGCGTGACCTGTACGTGTACGGGGACGCGTTCCTGTACGTGACCGACCAGTACGCGGACGGGTTCCCGGCCGGCTGGACGGTCCTGAACGCGTCCGCCGTGTCGGTGAACGTCGACGCAGGCCGCCGCGTCTACCGTGACCAGCAGGTGCAGCTGCAGCCGGACCGGGTCGTGCAGATCACCCGGAACCCCCGGTCGGACAGCGTCCGCGGCACCCCCGCGCTCGGCGCGTACGCGGACGCGCTGTGGGGGTCGGTGGCGGCCGGCGAGCTCGGGAAAGCGATGGTCGGGGTCGGCGGCTCCGTCCCGAACGCCGTGTTGAAGTCGTCCCGGAAACTGACCGGCGACCAGGCCGTGGCGATCCAGGAGCAATGGGTGGCAGCCAGGCAGCGGTCCGGCGCCGGCGTGCCGGCGGTGCTGCCGCCGGAGCTCGAGCTGCAGCAGCTGTCGTTCTCGCCGACGGACATGCTGCTGACGGATCTGCAGCAGTACTACGCGAGGGTGATCGCGGCCGCGTTCGGGGTGCCGCCGTTCCTGGTGAACATGGCGTTGGAGGGCGGGCTGACCTACCAGAACCCGCAGATGCTGATCGAGCAATGGTGGCGCGGCGAGCTCCGCCCCCGGGCGGAGCAGATCGCGTCCGCGTTGTCGGCGCAGATGCTCCCGCGGGGTTCGGCGGTGGAGTTCGATTCCCGGGAGGCGTTGGCGCCGGCGTGGCAGGACCTCGTCGCCGGCAGCCTCGCGATGGTGAACGCGAACGTGATGACGGCTGACGAGTTCAGGGCGGCGGTGTTGCATCTGCCGCCGATGGGAGAGGGGGACGCTTTGGACGAGTTGACGATGCCGCCCACCGCGGCGGCCACACCCGCGCAGCAGCCTTCCGCGATCGTGCAGGAGCTGCGCCCGACGACGATGGTGGCGGTATGAGCGCCGTCGAGACCCAAACGGAGACCGGGGAGCGGAAGATGATCGTCCGGTCGTTCGAGCTGCCGCTGTCCGACGGCTGGGACGGCCGCACGTTGGAAGCGAAGATCGTCCCGTACAACCAGCCGGTGACCGTCGCCGACCCGCCCGACTGGGAGCCGTACCGGGAGATGTTCATGCCGGGCGCGTTCGAGCGTCAGCTGTCCACGCCCGGCCGGGACAAGGTGCTTTTGAGCTTCGAGCACGAGGAGGGGATCCGCGGCGTCGTCGGCCAGTCGCTGAAGTTCCAGGATCGGGAGGACGGGCTGCACGGCAGCTTCGGTGTGCACGAGAACACCGATGGCGACAAGGCTTTGGCGATGATCAACAGCGGCCTGCTGGCCGGGCTGTCGGTCGAGTTCCGGGCGTTGAACTCCCGCCGTGTGGACGGGGTCGTGCAGCGGCTGCGGGCGCAGCTGGACAAGGTGTCGCTGTGCCGGTACCCGGCCTACCCGGACGCGCAGGTGCTGGCGGTGCGGGAACAGGCGCCTGTCGAGCCGGTGATCGTCCTTCCCCGGTCGGAGGATGTCGATGCCCGGCTGGCCGCGCTCGGCGTCGAGACGTTGAAACGGATCCGTACGACCGGGAAGCCGTGGGACGGCTCACCCGCACGGTTCACCGACGAGCAGTACCTGCGGGCGTGCCTGATCGTCCGGGCCGGCGACGCGCCGGCGAAAGAACGCGGCAGCCTGCCGGTGCTGGAGCCGGACGGCACCCTGAACACGAACGCGCTCGCCGCAGCCGCGGCCGCGCTCGCGGGTGCCCGAGGCGGTGTCAGGAACGTGTCCCAGGCGGAGAAGGCGGCGGCGGCCCGGAAGCTCGTCAGGTACTACAACACGGCCGGGATGGAACCGCCCGCGTCGCTGCGGACGGTCGCGGGGTCGGCGTGAACCTGAACGGGCTGAAGATCGACGCGGCCGCGGCGGCGCTGATCGTGATCGCCGTGTTCGTTGTCTGGGCGAAGTTCTCGGGCTGGGGCTGAGAGGCACCCGGGGCCGCAGCCGCGGCGCCCCGCCCCAGCCCGGGAGCCGGATTCCGTCCGGCCGGCGGTGGTAGCGTTCCGGGTGGACGGCGCCCCGTGCCGGGCCCGTAGGCGATCACCGCGCAGAGGATCAGCGTCACCGTCGCCGCACCGGGCTGAAGCAGGCATCACCCGCCGGGACTGAAACAGATCCCCTGTTCTGACCCCGGAGGTGAGACCTGATGTCGTCTTTGAGCACCACCCGGATGCGTCTCGACCGTCTCGGCGACGAGCGCGAGCGCACCTACGAGAAAATCGAGGACACCCTCAAACTGGCCGAGGACGAAAAACGCGACCTGGACGAGCTCGAGCAGCAGCATCTGGCGAAGTACCGGGAGCAGGTGGCACAGCTGGAGGAGGAGATCAACCTGCTCGCCGCCGACCTGGAACGCGCCGAAGGCTCACGCGACGTGTCGAAGCTGCTCCGATCGAACCAGCAGCAGATGGTGCCGGTCGAGATCGACGGCGGCCCTGTCATCTACCGCACGTTCGCCGCCTACGCCCGGGACGAGCTGATCGTCCGGTTCCCGCAGATCGCCGCCGCTGCGTCGAACAGCGCCGGCGGGATCGCCACGTTGAAGGAGGCCGCGACAGACCGGCTCTCTCGCGCGGTCGCGCACACCCTCACCGCCGACGTGCAGGGGCTGCTGCCGCCGACGCACCTGGCGCAGATCATGGACATCATCAACGGCTCGAGGCCCGTCGTCGCGACCGGCCGGAGCGTGCCGCTCACCACCGGCAAGCTGACGTACCCGAAGATCGTGCAGCGCCCGGAGGTGCTGCTGCAGGCGGCGGAGAAGACGGAGGCCGGCACGAAGGACATGCAGGTCGAGCTCGACACGATTACGGCCGACACCTACCTCGGCGGCGGCAACCTGTCCTGGCAGGTGATCAACTGGTCGACGCCGGACGCGCTGCAGCTGTGGTTCGACCTGGCCGCGGAGGCGTACGCCCGGCAGACCGAAACGGCGGCCTGCTCGGAGCTCGGAACCGCCGCCGGCGGCACCATCAGCCCGGCGCTCGGCACGACCGGCACCGAGGACTTCAACGCGTGGCGGGCCGCGGTCCTGAAGGGGATCTCGACGATCTACGCGAACACCGGCGGCCGGCAGAACACGAACACTCTGTATCTGTCCGCGCAGCGGTTCTTCTCCCTGGCCGGTGTCGGCACCAACGCCACCCTCCAGGTCAGCGCCGTCGGGTCGCTGGACGTGTCCGCGATGACCGGCACCTGGAGCGGGCTCCGCGTCGTCGGCAGCTACGGGTTCACGAACGCGAACACCGCGATCGTCGGCGACAGCTCCGCGTTCCTCGTCGGCGAGACGCCGGGCGCGCCGGTCGAGATGCGCGCGGTCGAGCCCGCGATCGGCGGGATGGAGGTCGGCGTGATCGGCGCGTTCAAGAGCAAGGTGTTCGACCCGACCCGGTTCATCCACCTGAGCTAAGCCGGTGGCGTACGCGGACGTGACGGAGCTGTTCCGGGTTCTGAAGGTCCGGGCGCCGACGCCGCCGCAGCAGGACGCCGGGCAGCGGGTGCTGGACGCGGCCGCGTTCGAGATCGACAGCGAGTGCGGGACCGCGTTCGGCACGCCCGCCCCCGCCCTGGTCGTCGAGGTGAACCTGGAACGGGCCGCGGAGCTGTGGTCGCGGGAGGAGATCCCGACCGGCGTGATCGGGCTCGGGGAGGCGCTGCCGATCCTGACCCCGCGGGACACGTGGGACTGGTACGCGAACAAGCTGGCCCCGTACAAGACGAGCTGGGGCCTGTCGTAGGGTGGCGGAGGCCTCTTTGGTGGAGATCACGGAGGCGCTCGCCGACCAGCTCCGCGCCGGCCTGACCGTGCTGCCGGCGGGGATGGACGGGATCCAGGTGGAGCCGATCCGGGTCGCGAACCCGACCCCGCCCACGATCGACATGTACCCGGACACGCCGTGTCTCGAGCGGACCGGGCAGGGCGGCCGCAGCTGGGAGGCGCTGTGGGTCGTCCGGGCCCGGGTCGGCACCGTGGACAACACCGCGGCGCAGCAGCTGCTGCTCGGGCTGATCGACCCGCGGATGGACTCGTCGCTGCGGGCGGTGATCGAGTCCGACCGCACCCTGCAGGGGACGGTCGACGACGTCCAGATCGAGCCGCTGAGCCCGTCCGGGCAGACCCTGTACTCGGAGACCGGCATCACGCTGTTCGGCGCGGAGTGGCGGATCCGGATGGTGCTGTGAGCCGGATCCTGTGGCTATCGAACGCCCCGTGGGCGCCGTCCGGGTACGGCGAGCAGACCGCCCTGTACGTGCCCCGCCTCCGCGCGCTCGGCCACCAGGTCGCGGTGCTGTGCAACTACGGGCTGCAGGGGCGGGAGACGAACTGGAACAGCACGGTCTGCTACCCCTCCGACGGGCAGTGGGGGAACATCAACCTGGGTGTGTTCGCGGACCAGCACCGCGCCGACCAGGCGATCGCCTTGTGTGACGCGTGGGTGCTGAAACCCGACGTGTGGCCGGAAGGCCTCCGGGCAGCGGTGTGGACACCTGTCGACCACTACCCGATCCCGCCCGCGGTGCTCGCCGTCCTCCAGCACGACCGGGTGCAGCCGGTCGCGATGTCGCGGTTCGGGGAGCAGCTGATGGCCGAAGCCGGCCTCGACCCGGTCTATGTGCCGCACGGGATCGACACCGGCAAGTTCCGGCCGCAGCCGGAGATCCGCGAGCTGGTGCGGGACGAGCTCGAGATCCCCCGTGACGTGTTCCTGATCGGGATGGTGGCCGCGAACACCGGCAACCCGTCCCTGCCGCGGAAGGCGTTCCCGCAGGCGTTCCTCGCGTTCTCCCGGCTCGCCCGCAAATACCAGGACGTGTGGATGTACGTGCACACGATGGCGAAGCCGCCGACCGGCGGCGGCATCAACCTCGACGTCCTCGCCGAAGCCGTCCGGTGCCCGGCCGGCCGGCTCCGGTTCCCGCATCAGGAAGCCTGGCAGCTCGGCATCCCCAGCCAGGCGGTCGCGTGCATGTACCAGGCGTTCGACGTGCTGCTGATGCCGAGCATGGGCGAGGGGTTCGGGATCCCTCTGCTGGAGGCGCAGGCGAGCGGGGTGCCGGTGATCGCGTCCGACCACTCGTCGATGACCGAGCTCGCCGAGATCGGGTGGCTCGTGCAAGGCGACCCGTGGTGGGACGCATTGCAGGAGAGCTTCTTCATCGTCCCGTCCGTGGACGGGATCGTCGCCGCCCTGGAGGCCGCGTACGCGGCGCGCGAGGACATGGAGCTCAGAGCGGCGGCGGCGGAGTTCGCGCGCGCCTACGACGCCGACCAGGTCACCGACAGGTACTGGAAACCCGCCCTCCAGAAGCTTGCCGAGCCGCAGGAGCTGGCCGCGTGAGGCGCGCGCTGGTCACGTTCGCGGTCGGGTCGCACACGCCGCTGCTCGAGCACGCGTTGCCGGCGATGGAGCGGTACGCGGACTGGCACGGCTACGACCTCGTCACCGCCCCGCCGAGGATGATCCTACGGCCGGCGTCGTGGCACAAGATCACATGCGTCCTCCACGCGCTCGACACCCACCAGGAAGTCCTGTGGGTCGACGCGGACGTTCTGATCCTCGACGACACCCGGGATCTCGCCGACGAGGTCGACGACGGGGCGTGGCAGGCGATCACCCGCCACCACACCCGCGAGGGCGAAGTCCCGTCCGTCGGCGTCTGGTACGTCCGCCGGCCGATGCGACCGTGGATCGAAAAAGCCTGGACGCTGACCAGGTACCTGCATCACCGCTGGTGGGAGCAGGCCGCGTTCCTGCAGCTGCTCGGCTACCGGGCGGACCCGCCGCCGTGCCGGCTGATCCAGCCCACCGAGCTGTATCTGAACACGCACTGGCTCGGCGAGGAATGGAACGCCCTCCATCTGCAGTACCCGCCCGACGATACGGACGAGCCCGCGATTTCCCCCAGGTTCGTCCATGTCGGGCCGGGCAGCCCCGTCGAGTGGCGCGTCGAAACGATGCGGGAGCTGGCCGCTCTCGCACCCATGAAAGGAGCATGAGAACAATGGGCAAGTTCCTCCTCAACTCGGTGAAGGTGGTCGTGAACACCAAGGACCTCTCCGACCACGCGTTCAACATCGACACACCCAGCGAAAAGGAACAGGTAGACGTTTCCGGGTTCAGCGGCACCGGCACCCGTGAATTCCTGCCTGGCACCGCCGACCAGACGATCGAGGTGCAGTTCGAGAACGACTTCGCCGCCAACAGCGTCCACGCCACCCTGGAGCCGCTGTACACGAGCGGGTCAGCGTTCCCGCTGTACGTGCAGCCGGACATGACCGCCGGCACGTCCGCCACCAACCCGATCTTCGGCGGCACCGCCGTCCTGTTCAACTACAACGGCCTCTCCGGCGCGCTGGCCGCCCGGGCGGAGACGACCGCGACGTTCAAGCCGGCGCCCGGCAGCCGGTTCGCCTGGGGCACCGCCGCACCCTGATGCCGGGCGCGACCGGGATCCGCGTCCGGAACTACCAGAACGTGCAGAGAGCGCTCGCGAAAGCCGACCGTGAGGTTCGGCTCGGGTTCCGCAGAGGCCTCCGGGAGGTCGCGGAGCCCGTCCGCAGAGACGCTGAAGAGCTGGCCGGATCGAAGATCCGCCGGATGACGTTCTCACCCCTGTGGGCGAGGATGCGGACCGGGATCACCCGCAAGGTCGTGTATGTCGCGCCCAGACAGCGGGGCGTCAAGACACGCGGGGCCGACCCGCGCCGCCGCCCCAACCTCGCACAGCTGCTGCTCGACCGGGCGATGGAGCCCGCCCTCGACCGGCACGAGCACGAGATCGTCGAGGCGTTCGACCGGCTGCTCGACAAGATGGCCGACGACTTCAACCACTAGGAGCACAAATGGCTGACGACGACACATCCGGCCGCCGCAGCGAAGACGGGTTCGAGCTCGACGGCACCTTCTACCGGTGGGCGCTGTCAGACCAGGGAAAGGACCTGATGCTGATCGACCGGTTCACGCAGCTGCCGGTCGCAGAGTTCTTCGCCGTGATCGAGGACGGCTTCGACCGGGGCCGCGGCCCGGTCCTGCTCGCGATGATCGCCACCTCCGTGCGGGCGGGCCACCCCGACTGGACGGTCGAGCGGATCGCCCGGCTGGTGATGAACACGAACCTGTCGGACATCGAGTTCGTCGGCGGCGAGGAGGCCGAAGACGAGCGCCCCCCGGCTACCGCGGCCGAGGCGCCCCCGCCCGAAACCTCGCCCGCGACGTCAGACGGTTCCTCGTCATCATCGACCCTCACGGCCATCACGAGTTCGAGGACATCCTCCGCCGGCCAGGGCTGATGTACCAGCCGTGGCTCGCGCACTACTTCCCCGGCGTCACCCTTCTCCAGCTCGAGCAGGGCTACTGGTCGCTCGGCACCTACATCGCCATGCACGACTCCGTCAAGGAACGGTGACCTGACGTGGCGCGCAAGCTCGTCGTCGAGATCGTCGGGGACGCCAGCTCACTCGACAAGAGCCTTCGGCACGCGTCCAACTCGGTGCAGCGGTTCTCGGTCGGGATCGGCACGATCCTGAAAAGCGCGGTCGTATTCGACGCCGTTCAGGCCGGGATCCGCGGCGTCACCGGCGCGATCGGCGCGTCGATCGACGAGTTCACCCAGCAGGCCGAGGTCGCCGCGCAGACCACCGCCGCGATCAAGTCGACCGGCGCCGCCGCCAACGTCACCGCGAAACAGGTCGACCAGCTCGCCACGTCGATCTCGAACTACTCGGGGATCGACGACGAGGCCGTCCAGGCCGGCGAGAACATGCTGCTCACCTTCACCAGGGTGCAGAACCGGGTCGGCGCCGGCAACGACATCTTCAACCAGGCCACCACCGCCGTCGCAGACCTCGCGACCCGGATGAACAAGGGGGCGGCGCCGAGCATGGACCAGATGTCGTCGGCGGCGCTCCAGGTCGGCAAGGCGCTGAACGACCCGATCCGCGGCTACACCCGGCTGCAACGGATCGGCGTCCAGTTCACCAAGTCGCAGATTGCGCAGATCAAAGGGTTCACCCGGGTCGGTGACACCATCGACGCGCAACGCGTGATCCTCGCCGAGCTGACCAAGGAGTTCGGCGGGTCCGCCCGGGAAATGGGCCGGTCGATCCCCGGCGAGATCAACCGGATCCGGGAGTCGTTCCGGAACCTCGGCGGCTCCCTCGTCGGCGCCGTCGCGCCCGCCTTCGCCCGCGCGCTCGAGGGTGTGAACCAGTTCATCGGCAGGCTGTCCCGGGCCCGGACCGTCCACGCGAAGCTGCTCGTCGTCTGGGACGGGATCCGCGACGTCGCGGTGTCCGCGTTCAACCAGCTCCGGGACGCGTTCAACCAGATCAACTGGGACCGGGTGTGGGCGAACACGCAGCGGATCGCGACGGCAGCGCTCGACGCGCTCGTGGCTGCGTTCGCCGCTGTCGACTGGGCCACGCTCGGCACAACCATCGGCCGCAAGTTCGCCGGCATCGAGAACGCGGTTACCCGATTCGTGAAGTCGGTCAACTGGAACCGGGTCGGGAAGGCGGTGATCGACGGGATCCTGATCGGACTCGGCGCGCTGACCGTGTTCGCGGCCAACTTCTTCAAGAAGGCGATCCCCGCGATCATCCGGCTGTGGCTCGCCGAGCTGCAGGCGCTCCGCGGAATCGTGGTCGGCGCCGGCACCGAGCTCGCCCGGCTGATCATGAGCGGGATCGGCTCCGGCCTCGACGCCGCCGGCCAGTTCCTCGAGAAGAAGGCGATCCAGATCATCCTCAAGATCCTCGAGCCGTTCACCAAGATCCCCGGCGGCATCCCGCTGCTCGGGAAGGCCGGCGACCTCGCCCGGAAGCTGAAGGACTCGCTGAACAGGGAGCTCGACAGCCTCCAGAAACCGGCCACCGACGCCGGCCAACAGATCGGCGGCTGGCTCACCGACGGGATCAAGCTCGGGATCGACCAGGGCGGCAAGGACATCCCCGACACGATCCGCGGCGCCGTCGCCTCGACCACCGCGGAGCCGCCGATCCCGCCCGCACCGCGCGCCGGCGCCACCGTCGGCCAGCGGAACACCTGGTTCGACAACATGATCAACCGAGCGATCGGCCAGGTGCAGGACATCCCGACTCTGCAAGGTCAGATCGCACGGTTGAAGGAGATCGCCGGGCTGCTCCAGCAGCGGATCGACATCACTAAGGACATCACCCGCAGGCACACCCTCGAGGACAAGCTGGCCGAGGTGCAGCGGACGGCTCGCTCCACGAGCGCCCAGCAGATCGCGAACGCGACACAGGCAGCCGACGATGCGGCTCAGCGGGTGGCGCTCGCCCGGCAGGCGCAGATCGACCAGGCACAGCTCGCTATCGCCCGGGCGCAAGCAACCCCTAGCTTTGAGGATGATCTCGCCACCGAGCAGCGGCTTGTCGAGATCCTGAAGAAGCAGCTTGCGGCCGACAAGAATAACGTCGGTCTGCAACGGCAACTGTTTGACGCGGAACAGGCCGTCAAGGACACGCTCAAGCAGCGCAGCGACGCCGCCAGGCAAGCGAAGATTGACGCGGCCAGCCTTGCGCTGCAACGGGCCGATCTGACCGACAGCCTCAATGACAACCTCGCCGCCGCCATAAAGCAGGTCGCGGTGCTGAAGAAGACCGGTGCGGCCGAGTCCGACATCGTCGCGGCCATGCTCACCGTCAAGGGTTATCGCGACCAGATCGCGCAACAGCATCGCCAGGCCGCCCAGGCCGCTCGGCAGGCCGCGCAGCAGGCCGCGCAGGAGCGCCAGCAGGTACTCGAGCAGGCCAGGCAGGAAGCACTCGCGAACGCCGCCGCCTCCGTCCAGATCGCGCAGCTCACCACGAGCACGGCCGACGATGTCCGAGCCCTCCAAGACCAGTTGACCGTGATGCTCCGCCAGGCCGGCGCGTTCCAGCGGGCGATCCCTGTTCTCAGCGACCGGGGCGAACCGATCCTGCTCCAGAACCTCGCCGCCTATTTCGCCCGCAACAAAGACCGGATCGAGAAGCTCACCCACCAGGGCACCGTCAGCCTCGCCGAAGCGATAAAGAACGGGCTGAAGTCGGCGTCGCCGCAGGTCAGGTTGCAGATCCTCCAGCTTCAGCAGCAGATCCGCGATGCGATGGCCTTCCGTGCGATGGGACTAACCGCAGAAGGGCAGGAGCCCACCCCGGGGGTGAAAGCGCTCCGGGCCCGGTTCGAGCACCTGAAACAGCTGATAAAGGATGTCGGGCTGGTCGGCACCGGCCTGAACGCCGGGAAGGTGGCGGCGCGGTTCAAGGGGATCGGGAAAGTGCTCGCTGATGCGATCCTCAGCGGCAGCCCGGCGGCCAGGGCCGCGATCGACCAGTACTTCAACACGATCGACTCGGCGCTGAAGGGCCGCTCCGACAAGACGCTGCAACGGTTCAAACGCGTCTCCGCATCCACGTTCGTGAACACGTTCGGGCAGGGCCTCACCCTTGCGCAGAAACGGCGGCTCGAGCTCGGCCTGGCGATGGCCGGCCCCGGCATGACCCTTCCCGCCGGCCGGCCCGGCCAGTTCACCGCCGGCATGGCCGGCGGAACATCGATCCACATCGAGCATTTCCACTCCTCCGCACCGGATGTGGGGGCGCTCGAGAACCAGATCGTGAAGCGGGCGAAGAGCCGCGGCCACGTCCGCAGGGGCGCCCGTGAGTGAACCGATCGGCAGGTTCTGCATCGCGTTCGACCAGCCCACCCTCTACTGGGACTGCACCTGGACACGGATCGACAGCTACCCCAACCTCGTCACCAGCTACCAGATCGACCGGGGCCGCCAGTACGAGCTCGACCGCACCGACACCGGCCGCGCCACCGTCACGATCGCCGACCCCGACGGGATCCTCGACCCCACCAACCCGTCCGGCCCCTACTACGGCCAGATCGAGCCGCTGCTGCAGGCCGCGCTCGCCCACTGGGACCCCACCTCCGACCAGTGGTGGACACGGTTCCGCGGGTTCATCGAAGACTACGACTACGTGTTCGACCCGTCCCAGCGGGTCAGCCGGCTGCAGATCACGCTCGTCGACCTGTTCGAGATCCTGTCCGCGATCGAGATGGTGCCAGGCCCGACCGGCGCCGCCGTCTTCGGCGACGACCCCGCCACCGTCGCGCCCGACTCGGTCGGGCAGATCGTGTTCGCGAACGAGAGCATGCAGCACCGGATCGAAGGAGTGCTCGGCGACGCGCACATCCCCAACCACTACTGGGTCGTGTTCACCGGGAACGTGGAGCTCGCCACCTCCGTCCACAGCCCCGGAGAGAGCGTCATGGACGTGATCGCGGAGGCATGCGATGGTGAATGGCCCGGGGTAAGTAACTGCTTCTGCGACCGCTTCGGCCGGCTGGCAGTGCATGGCAGACGGGCCAAATTCTTCCCGTTCGAAACGCACGCGTCCGCCGACCCCGGCACCTGGGACTGGCACCACTGGCAGGCCGGCGACGGATTCGCGATCGAGCACGGATCCGGGATCGCGCAACTCCGCGAGTTCGCGTTCAACCGCGGCCTGTCGAAGGTGATCAACCAGGCGCTCGCCACCCCCGCCTACAAGCTGAACACGGACGGCACCCTCCAGATCGCCGTCGAGGACGAGGACATCCAAGGGAACGTCGTGATCGACACAACCTCGCAGGATCAGTACGGGATCCGCGCCTGGTCCGCGCAGAACCTGACCACCCTCCGCGGCACCCTCGACGACTCCGACTCGATCACCGAGACCAAACGGTTCGCGACCTTCTACACGACCAATTATTCGCAGCCGCGCAACCGGATCACCAACATCGCGTTCCGGACCATGAACCCGAACCAGCCGCACGCCGGCGCCTGCTGGGCGCTGATGAGCCAGGTCGACATCTCAGACCTGATCGACATCACCGTCAACTCGCCCGGCGACAGCGACGGCGGGTTCTTCGACGAGTCCTACTTCGTCGAGGGCGTCCACGAGCAGGTCAACCCGCTGAACCTGAACTACGACGACATCACCGTTTCACTCGACCTGTCGCCGCAGGCGTACTTCAATGACACCTCCATGTTCCCCGACGAGAGCGGCGGCTGAACGATGCCGAAGCCGATCATCCATTCGCGCGATCACGAGCACGGCGGCGCCGACCCGGTCCGGATCCTGTGGGAGTCCGACGACGGCGGCGGCACCGGCGGCGGCGGCGCGGTGACGGTGGAGCAGTGGACCGGAAACACCGTCACCATCAGCCCGAACACCAGCGGCACGATCACCTGGGACACCCCCGTCGCCGGCAGCTCCGCCCTGGTCGACTACTCCGCCCCGGCCGCCCCGACGGTGCTGCTCGACGGCGTCTACGTGTTCTCGGCGGAGGTGTGGCCCACCGGCGGCCTCACCAACGTCGGCGACGAATACTTCATGACCCTCCACGTCAACTCGAGCACGGTCGGGCAGGTGTACGGCGCCGGGGCCGCCTGGCAGGTGGGGACAGCGTCCGGGGTCACCTCGGATTTCGCCGCCGCCGCGCCGGCGGTGACGTCGGTGCCGCACCAGATGACCGCCGGCGACGGGTTCACCGCCGTCGTGTCCTTCGGCCGGATCATGGGAGGTACCGGCACGTCCGTCAGTTTCTACCTCAGCCGCGGCACCGTCGCGAAACTCGGCTGACCGATGGCGGCGACGAAGTTCTCGAAGATCATCTGGGGCGACGGCCTCACCGTCACCGAAGACCCGGACAACCCGGCGGTGATCCGGGTCGACGGCACAGGCGGCCCCACCGGGCCCGCCGGCCCCGCCGGCCCCACGGGAGCGACTGGGCCGGCCGGGCCGGGAGTGCCCGCCGGCGGCACCACCGGGCAAGTACTCGAGAAAGCGTCGGGCACCGACTACGACACCGACTGGGTCACACCCACCGGCGGCGGCGGCGGCGATGTCGCCACCGACACGATCTGGGACGCCAAAGGCGACCTCGCGCTCGGCACCGGCGCCGACACGGCCGCCAGGCTGCCGGTCGGATCGAACGGGCAGATCCTCACCGCCGACCCCGCCCTCACGTTGGGGGTGAAGTGGGCGAACCCGCAAGGCGTCAGCCAGGACCTCCTGTGGGACAGCAAAGGCGACCTCGCCGTCGCGACCGGCGCGGACACGGCGTCGAAGCTTCCGGTAGGGACGAACGGGCAGGTGCTCGTCGCGGACTCCACCCAATCGACCGGGGTGAAGTGGGCGGCCCTCACATCCGGCGGCGCCGGCATCCTCCCGCCCCATCTCAGCGGCTACTGGTACACCACCCCGTTCTCGACGGCCTACATCGGCTCCGTCTCGATCGCCAAGAGCACCATGCACGCGCTCCCGTTCCTTGTCCCGACCGACACGACCTACGACCGGATCGCGGTCATCTGCACCAGCCCGCAGGCGAGCACCACATACCGGCTCGGCATCTACGCCGACAGCAACGGATACCCCGGCAGCCTGATCCTCGACGCCGGCACCGTCGCAACCACCACCAGCGGCGAAAGGTCGATCACCATCAGCCAAGCGCTCACCGCCGGGCAATACTGGCTTGCCGGAGTCGCGCAAGGCACCGGCACGAACCCCGGCGTGAGCGGGCAGACCGTCAACTGGCTATTCCACACAAGCCAAACCCTCACCAACCTGAACAGCGTCGGCTCGGGCGGCGCCGGCCTCGTCTACCAGCTCGGCAGCATCAGCGCGTCGCTCCCCAGCCCTTTCACCGCCGGCGCGATCTGGGCGAACACCGCGACCGCCATGCGGGTCTTCGTGAGAGCGGCATGAGCGACTTCTGGACGCATCCGTACGCCGGCGGCCCGATGGTGCCGGTCCCCGGTGAGTCCCCAGGCAGCTCGAAGTGGGTGACCCGGACGGCCCCGACGTGATCGCGTACGAACTAGCGTCGCTTCAGACGTCCGGCAATCTGAGACATCCGGATGTTCTCGGCACGGGTCCCGAGCCTACACGGCAGCGCCGTTCTTGTCGCCCGTTCCTTCTGATGATCACCATCAGGTTTTCGCCTTCGAGCGGATGCCCATACTTGCAATAGGTCACGCGAGGCGGTGCGATGACCGAGTCTAACTGGAACAGCCAGCCGCCGAGGGGCGGCCCGATGGTTGACGTTCCGTGGCTCGGCTGCTTCTACCCACCAGACGCAGCCGCCCAAGGCAAGAACCCGACGCCGCCGAGCTCGGCCGTCGAAGGACTGAAACGCACACTCGGCCGGCTCGGTGCGTGGCCGTGGAACCCGGACGGATACGACCAGGACTACTCGAACGCGTTCGCACACGGCTCGAGCCGCGGCCCCGGCGTCGAGGCCGTGCAGGCGTGGGCGAAGATCAGCCCGACCGGCTGGATCGGGAAGCCAACCTGGAACTTCCTCCGAAGCGTGCTCGTCCAGGAAGGCAAACCGCATGCCGCCGAGCACGCGATGGACGCGAAGGCGGCCGACCTGATCAGGCAGGCCGCAACCCAGCCGCCGACCCCGGACGAGAACGAGCGGGAAACGGTGCAGCGCTCGATCCAGGACTACTGCCGCCGCGCTCTCGCCAACGCTGCGAACTGGCATTACCGGCAAGCCAGGCCGATGCAGTCGCTCGGCGACAACCCCGACGGTGTCATCTACAGCGACTGCTCCGAAGGCGCCACCGCCGCCTACTACTGGGCCAACCAGCAAACCGGCCTCCAGGTCCCGGACCCGAACGGGAACGACTACAACGGGTACGGGTACACCGAGACTCTATGGGCGTCTAACCCGCAAACCCAGGCGCCATACCGGGTCGGCGACCTCGCCCTGTACAGCTCGAACGGCGGCCACGTCACCGTCTGCATCGCGCCCGGCGACCCGACCGCGAGCCTGTGGTGGTCGAACGGGTCCGAGGGCGGCCCCTACCAGGAACCCCTCTACTACCGGTCCGATCTGCGCGGCGTCGTCCGGCCGGAGCTGCTCGCGTAGATGTGTCCTCCGACGTGCTCACCGCCCTCGGCGCGTTCCTGTCAGGGATGGGTTCGGTGCTGTCCGCGTTCTGGTATGTGAAAGCGATGAGGAAACGCTTCCACGCCGAATGCGAGGAACGGCTGCAGGCGTTCAAAGACGGCCTCCACGAGGCCGAGGTGGTGCGGTTCCCGGACAAGAAGACAGGTGAGCCGTGAAGTGGCTGCTCGTCGCCGCGGTCGCGCTGGCGGGGTCCGCCGGGTTCCTGACCGCGATCGCGGTCGGAGGCCCCGCCGCCTTGACGCCGTCGAAGACGGTCACGATCGACATTCCTCCAGGCTCCCAGGGCCCCGCGGGGCCTCAAGGCCCACCTGGTCCGCCGGGCCCTGGGATCACCATGAAGGGCACCGTCGCGACGCCGGCTGATCTCCCCGCGTCGGGGAACCAGCAGGGCGACACCTACATCGTCAGCTCGGACGGGTCGATGCGAGTGTGGGACGGAACCAAGTGGGTGTCGGGCGGCCCCGTCGGCGGGGCCGCGGGCGGCGGCGACTGTCCGGCCGGGTCTACGTTCGGGCAGCTGACGATCAACGCGCCCGGCGGCCACGTCAGCATCTACACCTGCATCGTCGACTGATGAGCGGGTACGAGCTCGCCGCCGTCGGGATCGCCGCCGGCCTCATCCTCGCCCTCGCCATCCTCACCGTCTGGGCGATCCGGCCCGACACCGGGATCAGGATCACCCGGGTCGGCTGGTTCGTCGAACGGGAACGGTTCCCGGAGCTAGGCGAGGACGGGGAAGCCACCCAGCAGTGGCCCCGCCCACCCGGCCCGGCCGGCTAACTGCCCGCGGTGAACTGCCCAGACCGTCCGGACGGAACGGTGCAGCCGGGACCCAGCGTTGCCAGCCGCATCTCTGCGTTCCGGAGACGGTTCCTACCGGTGATGCCCAGCGAACGGGCGACACTCGTCGCGCCGGGGTGGCGCCAGTAGGTAAGCGTTCCAGCTCGGGCCCCCGGTTGCGGCGGGGAGCTGCAGTGATAGGCACGTTCGATGATCGCCTCGGCTTCGCTGTCTCCGCGGAGGCCCACCATGGCCGCGACCTGGGCCGATGACAGGTGACGCCATCCCGAGGCGCCCGCGATCGGCGCGGCCAGAGCGGCAACAGCCGCGAGCGCGGCGAGGACCATCACAAATCTCATCACTTCTCCTTGTCCAAGTTTCCTCGCCGGCCAATGCGGCGGAGTCCGCTGACGAAGGTATCGGCTCTCAGCTCGCGCACGGTTCCCCCGTTCGGGTGAACCTGCCGCGGCTACGGTGAGCGTTGGGCCGGGGCCGCCCGTCCAAGTGCGGCCACCGGCCCGGCCGAGATCCCCCCTGCTGCTTCGGTGGCAGGGCGCGAGGCCGCCGCAATCGTCGCCGGCTGGCGGCGCGCGGGAGCGACGCCGACGAGAACGCGGCCGGCACCTCGGCGGCGGGGCGACAGTCGGACGCGGGCTGCGAGCACGAGTTACGCCAAGCCGCATCTGCTCATACCTGACCCGCGCGCGCAGCTCGAGGGGCCGGCGCCGGCGCGGCTGGCCGATGATCTATTGACTGACCGGCGCGCGCGGTAGCGTAGAGCCGGGTCGAGCACTCACAACTTGATCCAGCGGGCGCCTCTGGCGCCCGTTCTTATGCCGACAGGTCCGGAGGCGGGCTTTGCATCTCACCAGTCGGTAAGCGACTACGCGGCGCTGCCGGGCATGCCTGGCGGCAGGCCGTGAACGACGTGGATCGGAAGCGACTCCGACGCGTCATCGATCCCGAACTCGATCGTATACGTCCCCTCGTCGTTCACCTGAAAGACGACCGCGGTCGGGACGATGATCCCCGCAAGCCATTCCGGGCGAGCCGACTGGGCACCGATCGCGAATGTGCCCGACTGCTCGGTCACAAGCTCCCCGTTCGGGTCGCGGATCACGTTCCGGATCGGATGCTGGATTGCCGGGTCGAGTTCTTCGGTCATCGCGAGCAGACGGATCGCGAGCAGCACTTGAAGCTGGGCCGGCAGGTTGGGAAGCCAGAAGGTGTCGATGCCGGCGCCGATGATCGTCCCGAGGTTGTCGTGCACCTCGACATACCGGCACGGGATGACCCAGTCGATGTTCATCCCAGAGCCGGGAGGGCTACTGCGGCCGGCCGCTGGTCATGACCTGGTGCTGCTGCGCAGCAACCAGCTCCGCGAGCCGCTTCTCGGCGGCTGGCCCGGGCGGCACCGCGACGACGTCCTTGCGGACGTGGTCGAACACGATCACCGGAGCCTGCATGACCCCTCCACTATACGTCCGAATGGGCTGAATCCTGCGTCCGGCCATGCGAGGCCGCCGCACGGCGGCCTCTGCATCTCTCTTCACCGGACGAGCCTAAGCCGAGGCCGCGCGGGGCTCTTCGTCGTCGTCCTCCTCCTTGCCAAGCAGCTCGTGCAGCATTCCCTCGATCCGGTCGAGACGCGCGAGCACAACCGGATCGGTCGCATGGCGCGGCTGCTCTTCAACGAGCTCGGTGACGTCAATCTCGAGCACCGCCGCGATTCGGATGAGCTCCCGTACCGGCGGTACGAATCCACGCTCCCATCGCGAGACCGTGCTGGGACTGACGTTCGCGTGGTGAGCAAGATTGACCTGGGTCCACCCCTTGTTTCGTGCGGCTGCGATCCGCCGGCCGATCTCCTCTGGGTCGAAGGTCACAAGCAGGTGCAGCCTGCCCAGAGTTGCCGCTATTTGCGTCGTAGCGGTATGCGTCATTCTTGCCTATTCATT